GGGTACGGGTATCGTTGACGAGCTTACTGAGGCTCTTGAGTCCGCTTTTGAGACAATGAAATTTCAACTCGGACTCGTTAAGACCGGAGGTAATAAAAAGGGTTTTCTTAAGTCTGAGAACAAGCTTACAGACGAGGCAATGGCTTTACTTAAAGCCGCTTGGCGTAAGCTGTACGCAAACAATACCGAGAACGTTGTCGTCTTAAATAAAGGCTTAGACTTTAAAGAGGCAAGTAATACAGCCGTCGAAATGCAACTCAACGAGACAATCGAGAGCCTTGATAAGCAAATCGATAAGATCTTTCATATTTACGAGAATTTTAACGACACTTTTAAATTTGCAATATATCCGATTGTTAAGGCTTTTGAGACAGCTCTTAACCGAGATCTCTTACTCGAAAAAGAAAAAAATAAGTATTTCTTTGAGTTTGACGTAAAAGAGATTATCAAGGCTGATATTAAGTCTCGATACGAGGTTTATCGAATGAGTAAAGAATGTCAAATGACAACGATCAACGAGCGTCGTCGTATGGAAAACATGAACGAGATCGAGGGCGGAGACGTTATTGATCTCGGACTCGGTGCGGTATTGTTTGACGTTAATACTCAGACTTATTACACTCCAAACACAAACGCAACCTCAAGCGGCGGATCCGGTAACTCCGGAGCTGACGTCAAGACGCTTGAGGAGTAGTCTTTTATTGATAAAATAAACGACACGGAGGGCAATGTATGAAAATACAAATAAGAGAGGACTCGGTTACAATCGAGGGATATGTAAACGCCGTCGAGAGAGCCTCCAAGCCTCTTTACAGCCGTCTCGGACGCTTTGTTGAGAAAATATGCGCCGGAGCTTTTAAGCGAGCTCTCGGACGAGCTGACGACGTGAGGATATTGCTTAATCACGATTGGCAAAGAGATCTCGGAGGGATTAAGGACGGTAATCTTGAGCTTGAGGAGGACAATATCGGACTCCACGCTCGAGCAACGATTACGGATCCGGAGGTTATCAAGGACGCTCGCAACGGAGATCTTGTCGGTTGGAGCTTTGGCTTTGATGATTTACCGAACGGAGTCGAGGAGACAAGAGACGACGAGACGGGTTTACCTTTTAGAAAAGTTAAGGACTTGGCTTTGTACGAGGTATCCTTGCTTAACCGGAAAAAGACTCCGGCTTACGTTGGTACTCTTGTTAATGTAAGAGACGACGGCTCGACGATTCTTTACTCTGAGGATACAGAGGACGAGGTCGAGGTTATTGACGAGACAACAAAAGAGGCTCTCGAGGAGATCCGAGAGGATACTCAAGCCGAGACAAAAGATCCGGAGACAAAAGATCCGGAGAAAACTGAGGTATCAAGCGAATATTACGCTCGATATAAAAACATAATCGCTGAGCTTAAAAGCTTAGTAAATAACTAACAAGGAGGATAAAGAGATTATGTTTAAGAACAGAAAAGCTCAGATTGAGCGACAAAATGATCTTATCGTTCGCGCCGAGGCTCTTGTTAATGCGGCTGAGAACGAAAAGAGAGAACTTACCGACGCTGAGGCGGCTGAGCTCGCTGAGATCCGCGACGATATTCAGAGAATTAAAAAGTATCTTGATATCGTTGACGAGATTGACGACGCAAGACCGACAAAGGCGGTTGAGGGCGAGGCAAAAGAGGCAAAGGACGTTATTGACGGCGAGGACGCGAGAGCTTGCGGCGATAAGCAAGAGAGAGCAATCGAGGAGGCTGAGACAAAGGCTTTTGCTGATTACATTCGAGGCGTTGTATCCGGTAACGTAAGAGCCGGAGAGCTTGCTCCGGCAAACAACGGAGCGATTATCCCTAAGACAATCGCAAAAAAGATCAACGAGCTCGTTTATGACGTTTGCCCTATTCTCGACAGATCCGAAAAGTTTAACGTAAAGGGTAAGCTTGAGTTGCCTTATTATCCGGCTGACGCCTCAACTCAAATTACGGTTGCTTTTGCAAGTGAGTTTGAGGATCTTACAAGCACAACGGGCAACTTTACAACAATCGAGCTTGACGGTTATCTTGCCGGCGCTCTTACAAAGATCTCAAAGTCTTTGATTAACAATACCGATATCGATCTTGTCGGCTTTATTGTTAAGCGTATGGCTTACGATATCGCTCGCTTTATCGAAAAGAACTTGCTCGGCTTTGGCGGCGGATCCGTTGTCGGTCTTGGCGGTGCAACAAGGGCAACAACTGTTACCGGTGCAATTACGGCTGACGACTTGGTTACTTTCCAAGGTACAATCAAAGACGTTTTCCAAGATCGCGCAATTTGGATTATGTCTCCGGCAACAAGAGACGCTCTGAGACTCCTTAAGGACGACGTCGGACGTTATCTCCTTAACGACGATATTACAAGTCCTTTCGGTAAGGTATTACTTGGTAAGCCGGTTTACGTCTCTGACAATATGCCTAATATTGCAAGCGGTAATAAGGTTATCTATTACGGAGATATGACGGGACTTGCAACAAAGTTTACCGAGGAAATGCATATCGAGGTATTGAGAGAGCTTTACGCCGCTCAACACGCAATCGGCGTTGTCGGTTGGCTTGAGTTTGACGCTAAGGTACAAGATCAACAAAAGGTTGCTGTACTCAAAATGGCGTAATCTTTAAGGAGGTATTTCAATGGAATACAGAGCTCTTAAATCTTTCGCCGGAGCTGTCTCAATGAGACGCAACGAGGTCAAAGAGATCAAGGATCAAGAGGTTGTAAAGCAACTCTTGAGAGGCGGTCTTATCGAGGAGGTCGGAGGCGAAAAGCCAAAGACAACAAAGAGCTCAGCAAAGCCGGCGAAAACTAAAAAAGGCGGTGAGCAATAATGCCTCAATCGACTTATACAAAAATCAGCGAGATCACTCAAACGGATCTCGTTGATTACCTCCGTATATCTGAGCTTGACAGCTCACAAACGCAACTCTTAACAACGATACAAGCGGCGGCAACAAATTATATTGTCGGAGTTACGGGATTAACTCTCGAGCAACTCGACGATTATCCGGATCTTACTCTTGCTCTTTATGCCTTAGTACAAGATATGTACGATAATCGCGCAATTTACGTCGATAAGGCAAATATCAGCGATACAGTCTCAACAATCCTTAATATGTATAGGACAAATCTCTTATGATTAAAGCTAACAACGCCGGAAAGTATAATCGTAAAATACAAATCGTAAGCGTTACAAAGACAAAGGACGTTGACGGCTTTTATACTGAGACTCAAACGGTTGTTTTGAGTCCTTGGGCGGAGGTAAAGACGACAAAAGGCTTTACTCTTATCGTCAATAATACAGACTTTGAAAAAGCTTTAACGAATTTTACAATCAGATATCCGGTTACTCAGATTAATCGAGATATGCTTATACTTTTTAAGGGTAAGACTTACGAGATACTTTATCTTAACAATATCAACGAGGCAAATATCGAGCTTGAGATCCAAGCAAAAGAGGTTACGCATTAATGGCAAAGTTTACCGGATCATTACCAACTGAGTTAATTAAACAGTTTGAGACTCTTGAGCTCAATACTGAGAAAATGCTCGGAGAAATGGTCGAGACGGGCGCCGAGGTTGCAAGACAAAATATCGAGGCAAAAATGCCGAGAGCTTTGAGAGAGGCTCTCGGATCCGATAATATTATTGTCTCGAGAGTTTACAAGACTCCAAGCGACGACGGTATTAATTGCCAAGCAATGATTGTCGGATATTTTACCAACCGCAACGGCGAGCGGATACCGGCTCCTCTCGTTGCAAATGTCTTTGAGTATGGACGGAGTAACTCGCCATTTCCTAAACAACCTTTTTTTAGACAGTCTTTTAATAAGAGTCAAATTGAAAAAGCAATGTTAAGAGTACAAGAGAAATATATCAAGGGAGATTAAACGTAATGAACGCAATAATCGAGCAATTGTTTACTAATTTTAAAGTAAACGGAGTAAGTATACCCGTTGCTCTGATTTATTACGACGGACACGGAGAGCCTTACGTTGTTTATAGACAATACGACAAGGACAACTCTTACAGCTCAGACGACGAGATCTCCGGATATGTAACTTACTACGACTTTGACGTTTACAGCAAGGGTAATTTTCTCGCAATTGTTGAGGCGATAAAGTCAATCCTAAAACAAGCCGGTTGGACTTGGCAACCTCGGAGAGACTCTCCGGATATGTACGAGGCTGATACCGGTTATTTTCATAAAACAATTTGTTTTGCTTATCCGGTACAAATACCGGACGAGCAAGACGATAATCAAAACTCAAATAATAACGAGGAGGTCAATTAAATGACAGTTGTAAAATCACTCTCAAAGATTGCCAAGCTGTACAACGTTACCGATATCGGACAAAACGATACAACTGACGAGATCCTTGACAAGATTG